TTAGTTGCAACGGAACTGACGGTAGAATAGATGCTGGTAATGACATTGTTGCATTTTCATCATCAGATAAAAGATTAAAAGAAAATATTAAACCACTTGATAATGCTCTTGATAAAGTTTCTAAGATTAGTGGTGTAGAGTTTGATTGGAAACCATTAACAAAAGAAGAGAAGAAAACTATACACGGTAACGAAGGACACGACGTAGGTGTTATAGCACAAGAGATTGAAGAAGTATTACCAGAAGTAGTACAAACAAGAGACACTGGGTACAAAGCTGTTAAATATGAAAAGCTTGTACCATTGTTAATCGAAGCAATCAAAGAACTTAAAGAAGAGATAGAAGAGTTAAAAAAATGATTGGTTTTGTAATAAGATTAATTAAGAAACTGCAGGGTAAGTAATGGCTTTAACTTCATCAGGGCAAATATCAATGAGTGATATAAGAAGTGAGTTAGGAGATTCTGGTTCTATATCTTTGAAAGAAGCATCTGACGGTACAATAGCAGCTATTAATACCAATAATGCAAGTGCAGATAGACCAGACGAAAGTGCACCACACGCTATGACTGAGTTTTATAGTTACGACCACGACAAAGCTGGTAATACATCATTTGGAACTTGGAGTGATGCTACAATAAGATTTGTAGGTAGTAGCCCTGGTGACGGAGTAACTACACACGCATTAAGTACAAACGATATGACAGACCCAACTGGTAATGTAGGAATAGATTCAACCACAAATTCTGGAACTGTAAGAGGAAGTTGTTTAGTTGCTATATCAGCTATAAATGACCCAGGAACTGCTACAAGTAGTTTTGGTGGTGGTACAAATAATAGTGGTAGTGGGTATGAAACTATAGTAAATAATTCTGCTATAGGTAGTGTAAGTATGAGTTCATCAAATGATACTATTAACGCAAGATTTGCTTTTAAACCACACGCAGTACAGACTGAAACTGTAACAAGAACTTTAACTTGGACAGTAAATAGTGTAACGAATACCGATATGACTGTATTTACTAGTGTAACAAGTTTTGGTGGATTTTGTATTGGAGAGTATGTTCCTGTAAATACACAAGGTGGATACAAACATATATCAGAACTTGAAGTTGGAGATTTAGTAATGTCATATAACTTTGAAACAAACTCTATAGAAGAAGCACCTATTTTAAAAATAGAAAAACCTATGCACACAGACTTAGTAGTATACAGATTTGAAGATATGGACGACATACAATATAAACACGGCAATACTGTAACTATAAATAAAGGTATTACAATAACTAAAGACCACCCTATATATAAAGAAGACGGAACTATGGTTTGTTTAGACCCTGCAAAGGCAAAAGAATTATATAATCTAGATGCACAAGAAATACAAAAAGGTGATAAAATTAGATTTATGGATAAAATTAGAGAAGTGAAAGATTATTTAGATTCACCAAATGAATTAGAAACTTATACAATACTAACAAAAAATAATAACTTTTACGCAGGTGGCGTATTAGTTCACTCAGAAATAGGGGAATAAAATGTACGGCAAAAGAAAAGGTATGGGATTAAAAAAACCAAAAAAGAAACGTAATATGAAAAAAACACGTCAAGGAAACGGACGTGGTACAAAGAAAAAGTATAGGAGCAAAAAGTAATGGAAGTAGGTAAAGACACTAAGTTTACTTTATCATTAGAAACAGCTATCAGTATACTTGTAACTGTGGGTATGATTATTGGTATGTGGTATTCTCTACAAGCAGAAATAGAATTAGCTAAAGAATTACCAGAACCAGAAGTTTCACGTATGGAATATGACTTAAAAGACCAGATGATACGTGATTCAATTTTAAACACAGAAGGTAAAGTAGATAAGCTTGAAGAAAAAGTAGATGACATCAAAACAGATACTAGAGCTATCACTGAAACTCTAATAGATATGAATAACAAATGAGGTTAAATGATGAACAGCAAATTTATATCATACTTGGGATTAACTTTGTTCTTGTCGCTATCTTGGTTGCACTCACAGTCAGTCAACTTAACTAGCTTTCAAGAAATACAAGCACTAAATGTACAGAAGTGCTCAGTAGTACAAGTTAATGCTTCTTGGAATTATAAAAATAGAGTCGGCATAGAGCAACTTGCTGACCTTTGCTACGTAGCAGAAATAGATTTAAGTAATAAAACTATAGGTGCTGTTGTACAAAAAGAGTGGGGTATTAAAGTAGTTCCTACTATTATAATTCTTAAAGAAGGTGAAGAAGTTATGAGATATGAACCTGGTATTAGTATGAGGTTTGATGAAAAAGAAGTATTTGATAAGATTAAAAAAGAAATCAGATGATTAAAGTAACTAAATTATCTGGTAAAAGACGAAAGTATAATCTAAATGGCAAGAAAAAAAAGAAAAGCAAAAAGAAAAAGCTCAGGAAAACCAAATCCTACAAATAAACCATTGTACAATAGGGTTAAAGCTGCAGCTAAACGTAAGTTTGATGTCTATCCTTCTGCCTATGCTAACGCTTGGTTAGTTCGTGAATATAAAAAACGTGGTGGTAGATATAGCTAATGGCTTACAAAGGTGGTTTAACAAAGTGGTTTAGTGAGAACTGGGTAGATATTGGTTCACCTAAAAAAGGTGGTGGATATAAGAAATGTGGACGTAAATCTGCAAAAGGTAGTAAAAGAAAATATCCAAAATGTGTACCAGCATCTAAAGCTGCACGTATGTCAGCTTCACAAAAGCGAAGTGCAGTAAGTAGAAAGAGAGCAAAGAAACAAGGAGTAGGTGGTAAGCCAACTAACGTAAAAACATTTGCTAAAAAAACTAATAGTAAGAAAAGAAAATAATTATGGCTAAGAAAAAAGACCCACGTCTAAAAAGAGCTGGAGTATCAGGTTATAATAAACCTAAACGTACACCTGGTCACCCTAAGAAATCACACATTGTGGTTGCTAAAGAGGGAAGTAAAATTAAAACTATACGCTTTGGACAGAAAGGTGCAAAGACTGCAGGTAAACCTAAGAAAGGTGAGTCCAGACGTATGAAAATGAAAAGAAAAAGTTTCAAGGCAAGACATAGAAAGAATATTGCTAGAGGAAAAATGTCAGCAGCATATTGGGCTGATAAAGTTAAATGGTAAGGAGAATAAAATGAACGTAGTAGTAAGTAAGTTATTAACAGGTTTGTTAAGTGAAAAGATTTTAAAGGCTGTATTGTTAAAACTTGGTGATTATTTCATCAAAAAATCTGACAATAAGCTAGATGATGAAATCTGGGCTGAAGTTAAAAAAGCATTAAAGTAAAGGAGATACAATGAATTGCGAGTGTAATTGTTGTGGAGGCTGTTAGTGCCTAAACAACCTATCAATGTAAAACAATTTGATAAAGGTTTTGTAGATAAAATATCTGATAGAGATTTAGTAACGGGAACATTAGCTGAAGCTAAAAATGTAGATGTTACTGTAAGAGGAGTTATAAAGAATACAAGTAAGTTTGCAAATGCAGGCTCTACTTTAACTTCAGGTTCTGGTGGAACTACAATATCAAATGCAAACCTATCCCTGCTTCCAGGGTATGGGATATTTACATTTAAATCTGATGTAGCACCTAAGTCAGGTAAAAATTCTGGTGAGCACCTAGTATATACTAGTGGCACAGGAGAAGTATATATAAATGATTCTGCTACATCATCAGGAAGTTCTAGTTTAATAGAGTTTGATAGTTCTGCAGACATTGGTTCTAATGTAAAAGCTGTATATTATTATGCTGACGGTGGATTAAGAATATCATCTAATAATTTTGAAGCTAATACTGATACAAGAAAACAATCGTTTATAAGACAATCAAGAAACAGTAGTAATACTATGTATAATACTACTCTAGGTGATAATATGCATTTGTTTACTAGTGGATTAGCTGCACCTGTAGTTGGCACATTTACTAAGTTTGACCCTGTCACACCAGATAGTGCTTCTAATGGTAGCACAGTAGCTAATGATATAGGACTTGGTATAAAAGCTGACGGTTCAGACGGATTATGGCAACCAGGAAACTATGCAATAGGGTTGAGCTATGTGTATCATAATAATCAAGAATCTCTTATAACTAATTTTGGAACTAATTTAGATATAACTGAGGGTCAATATCCCGTAGTACAAATATCAATAGATGATGATGTATTAGATACAGCAACACAAGAAAAGTTTATACAAGGTATGAGAGTATATCTTAGAAACTTAACTGCAGGTGATGAAGAGTATGTACTATTAATTGATGTAGACTTTGAACAAGGGTCAAGAATATCTTTGACTGATGAGTTTGATGCTTTTGATAGCAGTCAAGCTAATTATGCTATAACAAACGATATAAGAAATGATGCTACTGGTATTATGGCATACGAAGTAAAACAAGCAAACATAGAAACATATTCTACTATAAATGGTTTTTCACCTAATGAGCACGCTATACATTTTTACAATGATACGTTTGGATATAAGACAGCAGTAGTAGCTAATCAAAGAGTATTTGTAGGTAATGTAAAGTATAAAGACGCTGTTAATAAAACAAAAATTATGGGAGATAGAATACAATACACACCTACATTGAAATATGATACATTTCCTCAAACATACTTTATAGATATAGGTGCTAATGACGGAGATGAGATTGTAAAACTTTTAGAATTTAGAGATAGATTATTCGTATATAAAAAGAACAAACTATTTATTATAAACATTTCATCTAACACAGATGCTGGTTGGTATCTTGAAGGAGAGTTTATGAATAGAGGTATAACTAGTCCACAAGCTGTAGTGAAAACAGACATAGGTATTATATGGGCTAATGAGCACGGTCTATTTGCTTTTTCAAATGGTATATCTAAGCTTTCTGATTTAGTAAAAGAAGAAACCTGGAGAAATAATTTTAACAATGACCAAGCTTTAGTAGGATTTATACCTAAAAAGAATCAAGTAATGGTAGTGAAAGACGCTGGTGATATGCAAGATGACGGTTATATATATGATTTGCAAACTAAATCATTTGTAAACATAGATGAAACATCTACATTGAGCACTGGTGGAGTTTCAGATAATAGAAGTATAAGTAATTTTATATTACTAAACAATGAACTATGTGCTTTTGTAGACGATACAACAAATTCAGATAATAATAATATGCTTAAGTTCTATGATGTTGATACAGATGTTGCTCAAACAATAGATATACAAACACCAACATTTGCTACACCAGAATCAGTAGATAAAAAATATTATTCTGTTTATGTAACATACGAAAACAATGGTTCAGGATTACAACTTAAAGCAAAATATAATGACACTACGTTTGATGATATATTTACTGGTAGTAATTTATTGAACTCAAGTTCATTGACTACTCAAGAGTATGTAATAACAACACCAGTGTTTAAAAAATCTATACAGCTACAGATAGTTGGAACTACAGCAACAGATTTTCAGTTACAAGATATAACAATTATAGCTAGAGCTAAGGGTGTAAGGTAATGAGAACTAAAGCTACACACGCAGCAGGTTCAAGTAAGGTGCTCAAGAAAGGTGCTGTGAGCACCAGTACTATGAAGAACGGTGAAGAAATATTACAATACCACAACGGTAAACTAAAAGTAATAAGAAAAGAATTTGGTAAACTATTTGAAATGGAATACAAAAGAGCTGACCATAGAGAGTTAGAAACTTTTGCAAAGTTTTCAGATGTAAAACGTCCACAAAAAAATGCTATCAAAGTTATTAAAGAAGGTGTAAGAGTAGCAGACGACAATAAAAACTTATTTGCTACACTGCCAAACACAAGTAGTTCTGAAGCTCAAAGTGGAGAGGCAGTAGTAGATAGCGGAAACGTTATACCAAAATAATAAATTATAGTAGAAATGAGATAATAGAATTGTATAAATTTTAGAGGGATTATGGGTTACGAAATATCAGCAGGACAACAAGCACAATTAGACTACAGCTTAGCACAAGCTGAAGCTATAGGCTCACGCTCAGAAGCACAAGTAGAATTTGGCACACAACTTATAAAAGAAGGAGATGTGCTAGAAGACCAACTCGATAGTCTAGATTCTTTAGCAAGACAAGCTCAACAACAAGATAACTCACGTAGGAAAAAAGGTGGTATCGGTGGATTTATTGGTGGTGTTTTAGGATTTATGGCAGCAATAGCTATACCTGGAGGAAGTGCTCTAGCTAAAGCAGCAAAAGTTTTATTACCTGGTTTAGGTAGACAAGCAGGTAAAGCAATAGCAGGAGGTTTTAAAAACGTAGATGTTGGAGATTTAGACCCTGATATACAAGGACAATTAGTATTACAAAAAAGAAAAGGTAAGAAACTAGAAGATGCTTACTCAGATTTTGAAAATGCTATCGACGATTTAAATGATTCACAAAAACAACAAGCTTTTATGGAGTTTGGTATTGACGCTGTTATGGGTTTATCTAATTTAAAATATGACGGATTAAAAGTAGAAGGTGGAGAAACTTTAGGAGAGCTAAGACAAGCTGGTAAAGAAGGATTAATAGATTACAAATACAAAGACTATCTAAAAGATATAGCCAACATAACTGTACTTGGTGGAGAAGGCTCTAGAAGTACACTAGATATGTTAAGTCAAATGGAAGGCGATAGACTTGTATCAACTGCTCAATCAGCTGTAGAAGCTACTAATAAAAAAGTATTTGAAGAAATAGCAGGACTAAATCAATCTACTAGAGTACCATTTGAAACAACTATACAAGGCTTAGATATAGATGAAGTATCAGAAACTTTAAATCTTTTAACAGGACAACAACCTCAATCTATACCAACAACTCAAGCTCAACAAGATGTAACTAATTACTCTAGTTTAATGGGAGTTCAAGGTGTAGATGTTACACCACAATCTGCATTTAGAAAAGAGCTATCTAAAGATTTTGCATTAGAAATGTTTGACCCACAAATGTTAGAGTATTTAGAAAATTCATATAACAGAATACCAGATGATTTTAGAAGACAATTTCCAAATCAATCATTTAATAGTCCAAAAGAATTTTTTATAGAGTTCTTACAAGGAGGTAATATAGCTCAAGGTACTGGTAATAGAAGTGAATACTATCAAAATAATTGGAAAAGATATGCTCAAAACTATTTACAAAACACACCAACAGAAATGCTTTCACCTGATTTGCAAGCATACAAAGCAGCGTTAGACCCTAACGTAAATAATATGTTAGGTAAAGAGCTGTATGAAAAAAGAGGAATAGGACAATGGGCTACAGCTGACAAAGTAGAACAAGCATTTAGAAGTGCTAACCCTTCTTTTACTGGAGCTATAAATTCAAAGACAGTTACTTGGGAACAAATACAACCATACTTTTCACAGTTTGAATCTAGTGGTAATCCATTAGCAATCAATCTAAACAATGACGGTACTTTAGATTTTGGTGTAAATCAAATGAACTCAAAGTTTTTAAATAGTATACTTGACAACTTTAAGACTAGTGTTATTGACGGTAGACCAGACCAAGTATACCTAAATATGCAAGATATGTTAAAGAATAATTTATATGCAGGGAATTTATAATGGCAATTAAACCTTACCAATCACCAGATATAGAAGCTATGTTTAAGCAAATTAATCCTAATCAAATAGCACCAGGTAATGCTGCTGGATTAGGTTCTGGTAATCAAGTATCTGCTACAGCACCTTCTTTCTTTATGAATAATAATAGTAGTTTGTTTAACTTTGATATGACAGATGCTACTGAAAGTACTTTTACAAATCCTATTATGGATATGGACGGAGATGAAGAAGAAGATGAAACTGAAGGAACAGGTACAGAAGAGACTGGAGGTCAAGACCCGTTTGATTTATTGAGAGAATTTTTTCCTGACGCAAGTGATGAACGTCTACAAGAACTAGTAAAGTTCGTGTCTGTAATCCCAGACGAAATTCGTGAAGCAGCTGACCCAGATGCTGAAATGTATCAACTTATGCGTCAGGAAAGAACAGCTCAACTAGAATCACAAAGAGATACTGCAGAAAGTAGAGCGAGACGTGGTTTGTTTTTAAACTTAGAACAAGCTAGAGGTATGGAAGGTAAAAGAGGTTTTGCTTTAGGTAGAAATATTTATGGAGATGTTAGTGAGGCTGCAGCAGCTGGATTTGAATCTGTACAAGACCAGTTTGGTAGAGGCTTATATAACATAAATCAATCTATTATAGATAGAGTAGGTTCAGCTTCAAGATATTTAGCAAGCTTAGAAGCTCAACAAAAAGGAGATATGTTAAAACTTGCAGACCTTGCTGATTTATTTAAAACTGATAACGATACTGGCATAGATGATGACAGTGATGACGAAGAACAAGATAACGATTATATGGGTAACCCAAGTGGTTCAGGACAAGGAGATTAATAATGGCTAAGTATATACCTAAGTCAATAGACAATTTTGGTGCGTTTATGGGAGAGTTAGCTGGTAAATATAACTTAAGTGATATTGACCCTAATCTTCTTACGCAACAAGTATTTAACTTTATGACACAAAGTGTCAACAATGCTAGACAAGAGCAGAAAGCAGACGAAATAAGAAAAGAGCAATCAACTAGACAAAATGCTCTTATGGATATGGAAGAAAGAAAATTAAAATTAACTGAAGATAAATTTTTATTAGAAGGTTTAGCAGACTTTGCTAATTCTTCTTCTTTCACTGATGTTACACCTGATTATAGTGGTGTAAATATGCAAACTTCTGAAGGTAATATGTTGTTAGATAATTTAGTAGGTACTCAACGAATAGAAAAAGTTAGAACATCTAACATATCAGACATAGTTACTAACTTTACTAATGCAGATACTGATGAAGCAAAAGCTACAGCTCTAGGAGATTTAGGTAATTCTTTAGTTGGAATCAAACAAGATACTCCTTTGTATAAAAACACTAAACAGATTTATGATGACGGAGTAGAGAAACTAATGCAGTCTAGGTCTGTAGATGCTTTATATGATAATGCACCAATGTTTGCAGAATACTTTGGAGTACCTATAAATGTATTCCAATCAGCTGCACAAAAGTCAGACCAAGCTATGCAAGCTGGAGACTTTGAAATGGCTAAGAAAATATTTAACGATACCATAGCTACTGGTGGAGGTAACTTACAAGGTCAAAGAGATTTATCTAAGTCAATGTTAGACTTCTTAGGTACAGGTATAAACGTTACTGATAAACTTATGGACAGTTATGGTTTTAGTTCTCAAGATGTTAATACAATGATGAGTTTTATACGTGATACTATATTCAGTCAAATACCAGTATCTGCTAAAAACTCTATGACTGACGGAGTATCAACATTACAATTATTACAAAGTGATGAATATTCATCATTATATAATTATGGTAAAATAGTTTCAGGAGTAGCCGCACCAGACGCAGGTATTACTGAAAATGATTCTACTTTTATCTTTGAAGATAAGAGAGGTAATTTAAAAGGTGCTCGAATATTACCTAATGGACAGCCAGACTTTACAGGATTGATAGATATGAACATAACAGGATACGCCACACCAATAGAATTTTACAACGCATTACCAGGTACAACTGTTAAATAAGGATAACTATGCCACAACAAACTGCAACTTTTGATTTGAGTGGTTTAGATAAAAAGAAAACTACAGCTACGTTCCAGCTGCCTAGTTTGAGCACTTCAACCACACCTTCAGCTACGTTTGATTTACGAGCACCTAAGGCTGATTTCGAGCAAATACGAGCACCATACACAGCAAAACAAGCCTTCTTAGAAGGTGTAGAAACTGGTGTATTATTCACAGAACCTACCGTTGGAATTTTAGATTTAGATACTACTGGTCAAAGAGTTGCAAGAGCTAGTGGTAATGTATTAGGTATGTTTGCAGTACACGGATTATTAAACTACTTTACAGGTGGTACAGCTTCAATAGCAATAACTTCAGGTTCAACTCTACAAAAAGGTAGTGCAGCTTACAAAGCAGTTAAGACATCAGGAGATTTATGGAATCAAGGAAAGAAAGCAGAAGCTATAGCTAAAATAGGTTATGGTCATACAAACGGTTTCTTTAATTCTAGAGTAACTCAAAGTAGTGCGGTAAATAGTTTTTTTAGAAAAGCATCACAAGACCCAAATGCTGCTCTTAAAATGTTAAGAGGTCAAAGAACAAAAAAAGAAGCAGCTATATTTGCTGCTTATGGTCAGATAGGAAGTACAACAGAACAAATACAATCAGGTGAGCAATTTGATATTGTACAAAATTTAAAGTCACTACCGTTTGATGTGGCTGGTGGTGCTCTATATGCAAGAGGAGCATATAAAAAAGCAGTAGAAAATGCTAGTTTATTTAGTAAGAAAAGATATACCGTAGGTAGTGTAGAATCATTTGGTGCTGGTATGTTATCTACTGGTCTTAATAGTTCAGACGCAAGCTTTGGAGAAAGATTAGTTAGTGGTTTATTTGTTGCTGGTTTCAACGGACTTTCAGGTGGAAGTGAATACAAGAGCACTATCAACAATGTAAGTAGAGCACTTCGAGCACACGTACCAGAAATACAAGAAAAGAAAGTTGCTGATGCTTTAGCTGCTTTTGCTACAAGAAAAGCTGCAGATGAAATGGGTAGAATACCAACTGCTTTCGAGGGTATAGACTTCAAAAGTAAGACAGGCTTTAGTGCAAAAGGTTTAGGTATATATCAAGAGAAAGGAAAGTTATTAATTAAGTATGATGTATATGCACCTAACGCTAAAGACCCAAGAAACAAAGGAGTTGTGAGCACCTTAGATAAATTTTTAGAAACATACAGAAGCACACCTGACAGTGTTGTAAGAACATTACAAAACGCTTTGCCTAATGGTAAAGGTTTCAAAACATTTTTTAAAACAGATAAAGATATTATTAAATTTTGGGAACAAGGTAAGTGGGGAATTATAAGTGCTGACCGAGCACCATTTAAAAGTGCATTAAAAATATTACCAGGAGAAACTAGAGACGAAGCATTAGTAAGAGATATTATTGCTAGAGGATATAATGAAAAAGATATTTTAAGAATACAGAAAAGTGGTTCATCAGGATATGAAAACTCTTTTGTTGTCAAGAACTTAAAAGAAACTGACGCTATAGAATTAGGTAAACTTACAGGTCAAGAACAAATATATACTAATAAAGGTGTATATGAACTTGTAAGAAACAACAAAAAGCAACCATTAGAAATAGCAGAAGTAGTACTACACTCAAAAATTGCTGGTAGTTCTTTGACTGGTCAAACAGTAGAACAAGGTAAAAAAATTATTGGTAGAAGAAAAAAAGTTACTGGTGGTGGTACTATTCTATCTCCTAAAGGAGCAGGTCGTGGAGCATATCATAGAAACTCAAACACTGGTAGCGGTATATTTGTACCCGCAAGTCCTAGCAAATTTAAAGGAGATGTATACATAGTTGAATTAGATAATGGTAGAAGAGTAGCGGTAGGTAATGATATAGCTTTTGGTACAGTAACAAGGAAAACAAAAACATCTAAAAGAATTTTAGGAGAGACCGAGATAAATAAACTTAGAGGTCAAACAAAAAAAGTAAAGAAAAAAGAATCTCACTTAGGAGCACATACAGAACTAAGAGAACTAGAAACACAGCTAGGACTAAGAGATAGTAAAGGTGGTGGTAAACATAGATTAATTAAAGATTATCTATACAACACACAAAGAACAAATCAATTATCAGAACAACAAGCAAAACAATTAAGAGGTATACTTACTTTCCAATCAGTAGACGGGGTAACTGGTGTTAATTTTATTGATGACTTCTTAAAAAATGATTTAAAATTAAGTGAGTTTTTAACAGCTAGAGCTGGATTATCTATACATAGAACCTATGAATTTTTATATGAAAAAACTGGAGCACCAGTATTTAGAAAGATTGCACAAAAGTTATTAGATAAAGTAGCTGACTCAGAATTAATTAAAGGTAAGTTTTATCGTATGAGACACGCTCAAGAAAAACTTAGAAAAGGTTTAAACGTATCTACAGATGAGTTCAATGATATTATGTTTGGTATTATAGACCCTAAAAGATTTGGATATAAACTTACTAAGTATTCAGATTCATACTTACAAAGGTTTGAAGAAGTAAAAACATTACACAACCAACTTATGGACGAAGTGTATAAACTAGCTAAACTAGCTAATGTAAAAGAAACTGTTTATGTCAACGGTAAGCTTACAAGAATACCAATAAGAAAAGAAAAGAACTTTGTACCTTTGGTTGTAAGTGATGAACTATTAGATGTCTTTAATAAAAATGACAACCTATATCAAAAGGTTTTTCAGGCTCTACGTGTACAAAATCCAGGAGCTAGTGATGAAGAACTATTAGCATTGTATAAAAGATTTGCAAACAATACAGAAAAAAATGGTATCTATGGTGTACAATATTCTAGAGTATTTACTTTAGAGCCAGTATACTTTTTAGATGACCAAGGTAAAACAATTAGTGTTAGAAATAAAGCAGACTACAATTTAAAAGTAGGTGATTCCATAGGTGCTCAAAGGATTGCTAAAAGAATAGAATCATATTCTACTAACTATGTAGATTCAATGGATAGATATGGTGGTAGAATATCTAACATTATTACTTTGAGTAGTCACTTTGGAGACGGTATTTATAAGTACGGTAATATGCGTAGTACAAAAGGACAGAAAGAATATAGTGATGATATTATGAAACTCATCAATGAAATAGATTTACAAACAAGAGGTAGAGGACAAGAAGTAAGTAGCTCTCAACTTATTAAATTATTCCAAGATGACTTAGATAATATTATAAGAACGGAAGCAAGAGGTGCTGGAACACAAGCACTAGCAGACTTGACTGGATATGCAGCTACTTTTGGTTTAAGTGGTTTCTTATCTCCTCTTAGAAACTTTATGTTTGGTGCTATACAAACTATATCTACTACATCTTTAACAGATTTTACTAGAGCAATAGTTAATACTACCTTTAACAAAAACTTTAGAAAGCTTTATAGTGCTAAGTTTTCTGAGATAGGTGGAGAAGCTTCTGGTATGAAACTTTTAGATACAACTTTACAAATAGAAAATGCTAGTCAATGGCGTAAGTTATTATTGAAAGGTATGTCGAGCACAGAAAAAGTAAACCGTATGTTAGCAGTAGCTGCTGGTGATTTTGCAAGTGCTCGAGCACTTAAAGTATTAAGAAATCCTAGAGCATCTGCCAATAAAAAATCAGAAGCAGCAAGATTATTAAGAGACACTCTCGGTATGGGAGATGATTATGTGAAAGCAGTAGAGCGTGGAAACTTTACAGACTTAGAAAGAAACCGTTTGTTAGTACGTGCTCACGGAACTACACAAGGTATTACTGACGCTGCTTTTTTACCTAGAGTATTTGGTAAAGAGTATGTAAAACCTTTTACTTTGTTTACTAGAATTGCTACAATCGTGACTGATAATACATATAATAATATTGTAAAACCCGCTAGAGAAGGAAACATATTACCTTTATTAAGATATACGGTAGGTGCTGGGGTAGGTGGTTATGCTTATGCCAACATAGTACATACAGCTTATCAAACAGAACCTAATCAATATCAAACAATGTCTGAAAGAATATGGGACTATTTAGATTATGCAGAATTTTTAGGTGCTTTCTCTATATTAAATGACGTAGCACAATCTTTCTTCAAAGATGATGTAGCTATTGCAGACCAGTTTGCAGTCAGTAGATTTGCTGGAAATGTAGCTCAAGCTGCAGTGTTTGTTGCTAGTGGTTTAATGAATATAGATGAGTTAGATGATTACTTCTTTAATACTGATGATATTAAATATGATGTTGCTGCAGAAAAAAGAAACTTATATGAAACATTATCTCAGACAACAGCTTTAAGTAGTCAAGCATACAAAGTAATTAAAGGTGTAAAACAAACAGATGAATTAAAAATTTTCCGTAAGTTTGTAAAAGACCAAAGAAACTTTCAGGTGCTCACTGGACAGAAAGACCAAGACGCTAAATACTATATTCCAAGCGAAGGCTCAGGATATAGAGCGAACTTACATTATCAATATTTAAGAGACGCTTTTTATGGTGGTGCTTCGGTAGAGGAATTTTCAAGAGCATATAGAGCTGCAATCAATGCAAAAGCTATGCAACTTCAAGTAAAAAATAGAAACAATATGACAGCTATACGAGCTGTTAGAACAGCACAAGAACAAGTAGACGAGTATATTAAAAAGCTTGACCCACAACTTTTGAGCACCGAAAGAGGTGGTAAAGAAAATTCTACTTACGACCTTTGGTATAAAGGTATGTATGATAGTAGACAAGAAGAACTACGTGATTTTATGAACTTAAAAACTTTTTATAGAAACAGACTTAGAGATGTTATGTTATATTCTAAGCAAGAGTTCCGCACAAAAGACTACCCAAACTACCAACAAGAAATGCAATATAGAGGAAGCAACTAGTCAAATAAAACATTAGCGTATTCCTGCGTGCTCAGTTTTCTATTCTCTCTATGTGCTCGAGCCTCTTCAGGTGAATTGCAAATCAGTGCACTATCTCCGTCATAACCTAAGTCGAACTTACAAGTTGTTCCATATCTATTTTTTGCTACAATTATTTTAGTACCAAACTCTCCGTGCTCGGCTTGGTCATATTCATAGACAAAAGGATAATAACAAAAGATAACTATTTCTGCGTCTTGTTCAAGATTTCCAGACTCAGCTAAATCACTGAGCCTTGGAATCTTGTCTACTCTATGCTCGATATTACGATTAAGTTGTGATACGAGTATTACACCACAATCTATTTCTTTAGCTAACCATTTATATCTACGAGTTATCTCGGCGATTCTATGTCTAACATCTTGCTTGTCGTAATGTGGAAATTCTATGAAACCAACGTGGTCATCAATGATTACGTCGGGTCTAATCTTTTTAGCTTCATTTAAAGCTTCGTCTAGCGTTCTTAAATTATCAAATAAATAAAGCGATTTGTAATGTTTTTTTACAAACTCTAAACCTTTTTTAATCTCTTCTTTGTGAGCACTTGCATTACCACGCATATCTTTGTTCTTTACTTTTGTGTGCATAGCAATAAGTTTTTTTACAATCTCTACACTTGGCATTTCTCTTGACACAAGCATTACTTTTTTGCCGTCAAGAACCATATTCTTTACAAGATTTAAAGCCAAGGTGCTCTTACCATTACCAGGTCTACCTGCTATAATAGATATTTCTCCTCGTGTCATACCAACTATTGCTTTATCTATACGTTCAATACCAGTTTGAGTTAAGTTTTTACTAGCGAATATAGCTTCTTCTGCGTCATCAGTTAAGCTTGTAATACTCTTATCATTAATATCTAATACATTACTAAACTTTTCTCCAATGTTTTGTAAGTAATTTATATCACTACTAACATCTTTATAAGAAGTTTGCTCACGTAATCTAGCCTCAAACTTTAAAATCTTTTCGTGTAATTGTCTTCTTATAAACAAACTATAAATAGTCTTAGCGTGTTCTTCCAATCTAGCGGTGCTTATAATTTCTATACCACTTAAATAGTATGTCATCTTATAACCTTTTTCTGATAGGTAATTAGTTAACGTAGCTAAATCTATAGCTTTATTTTGTTTATATAAAGCATACATACCCTTCCAAATTATCTCGTGTTTTTCGTGATAAAATACTTTACTTGTTGGTATATATTTTAATACTGAATTAATTAACTTGTCGTCTTTAAGTAGTATTCCGAGCACTTCACGCTCACTAACACCACTATACATCTTGGTTGTTTCTTTCTCAAGTAATGGTTGGTGGAAGTCGGTCAAGTCTTTTTTGTTCTCTTGATTTTTTTTCTTCAATTTTCTTTCCTTCGTTTCTTAATATTCCTATAAAATAATAAACGTCATATCCTTTATCTGCTAAGTGTTTACGTTCCCATATATTAACACTATGATTTATAACTTCGGTGGTTGTATCTGAACAAGCTTTGAGTAGTGTGTACGACGTCAAATCGTTTAAAGAAGTTAAGAAATTTCTACGTAAATGTTCAATAACTTCTTCATCTAATTTAGATAATAATTCTTTATTTTTTCTTGGGTAATTTTTTAATGTGTTTGACCAACCACAAGCGGGACAACGCATTAATCTACGTGCCTATCTAATAAAACTTCGTGTCTCTCTTGAGCACATTTCTTACAATAGTATTCATCAAACTCTTTTGCAAAGTAATATGAGAGAGAATAAGACTGGTCTTTTATTGGAATTTTATTATTACAAGACTGACAATAATAAATTACTTCTTTCTTTTTTGGCACTTCAATTCTTTCGGACATTTCTTTTCCTCCATTGGTACTCTCTTTCCTAAAAATTCTCTTAAAGGTACTTTACCTTTTGGCATAGTGTAGAAACGCCAAGGCTTATTACACGAAGGACATCTGTAAGGTTGAAATTTTGATTTGTTATTGTAAGCTACTTCGTTTTTCTTTCTTCTTTCGCTTTCAATATACTCGTCGTCAAACCAGTCGTCGTCTTTGAAATAAGCCCTTAGCGTCTCTTTAGAATATACACTTTCGTATATAAACAATAAAGCTTTTTCGACAAGCTTTATTACTTTAGTCGTCGCATACTTCACAATTAGGATTTACCCTTGATATTTGTAAGTCTTCTTTAGTTAATGTCGGGTCATACTTTTGCCCGACATCATCTATTACTTCGGCTTCTTCTACTATAACAAAGCCTAATTGAAAGCATACTATAGCTAATCTACTACGAAAGTTTTTTTTATCTTGCTCGTTTAATGGTAAGCCGTTCTTTTTAATTACACTTATCTTATCCATTTTGAGCACTCTCATAACTATATTCAGCTACAACTTTCCCTTGAGGGGTTGATATATGTCTAGTCTTTATTGGGTGTCCTTCATTTCTTAAGTCCCATATACGAGCACTTAATCTGAAGCAGCCAAACTTTTCTAGAGCACTCAACGGCGTTATTCTATCTCCGTTTTTTAGTGCAACTAATATCATATCATTTTGAGATTGATTCATTATTCCTCCTCCTTATATTTATCTATAAGTCTTTGGAAGGTTATCAATGAGCCCTTCATCTTTTTTAACGTGGACAAAGCCATATCTCTTTCTGCTACTGCCATAGTAGCTTGTTTTGAGAGTTCATTAAAGTATTTATTTTGTTGGTCGATTGTCTCTTCCATAACTCCATAACACTCTTTAAAGTATTCTGACTTACTCTTTACTTTCTCCGTCATCTTTCTTCTCCTCGTTAATATCTACTATTCTGTTTATGTAGTCGTTGATTAGTATATTGTTTTCTACTAAGCTAGTTTCTAATCTTACTTGCTCTCTTTTTAGTTCAAGTGCTCGAGTATACAAACCTCTAACAATATCACTAGATTTAGACAAATCTAATTGTAAAGATTTACCTTCATCAGTTGTAATATTAACCATTACTGATTTGTTTTGTTCAACAATATCAGTTTTCTTTTTTTCTTTTTTATCACTCATTATTTAACTCCTTCAAGTGTTTCTTTATTAATGATAGCAATAACAAGAAATAATCTTGTCTCATTATTGCTAAGTCTTCTCCCCTATCTTCTCCTACAAATTGTACGTGTAGTTCTGGTATAGGTTTTAGGTGCTCAGCTATTCGTTTTCTTTTCTTACATTGTACATAAACATTATCTTCGATAACCATATCTACTTCTTGATGTAAGCCTCTACTTCTGCCGTCTGACCCCCAAGTTCTTTCTGCTTTTAATTCAAATCCTTTAGCTCTCTCTACGCATTTTCTTTCATACGTCGTTCCACGTCTTTTATTTTTTGCCGACACGTGCTCTCTCCTTCTGTGTTAAATTGTTCTATCCAAGTCTTTCTTCTGTTATGTCTGATTGGTGTTCCTTGGAATATCCACCAACCTCTACCATATTTTAATGCAAATTCTTCTCTACTCATAAATTCTCCTATGTTGTTTGTGGCAAAGCCCTACTCAAGAGAAGGAAGAGTTTAATGTAGGGCTCGCCTTTTATACGACGACACAAATTTTAAAAGGGTAAGTCGTCCTCTTCCACTGAGTTATCCACATTTTGTTGATTACTTGTTGATAACTTTTGTAGTACTCTAGATACTCTAGGTGTAGACATATCATTACCTTCACGTCCTACCCATTTCTCTACGACTACTTCCACCTCAAACTCCATACCATTAATCATATCTAATGTCAATGGCGGTAGCATTATCTTTCCGTCTTTTTCTTTAGAAAGATTACATAAACTTAAAAAGGAATAGTACCCTTGATTACTACCCATATCTGCTTGTAAGTGTGGGTACACTGAAGGGTCGGGTTTTTTAAATCTAAACAAACCTTTATGCTTTACTTGAGTTCCTTCAATAGTAAACTCGGGCTCATAAATATCTGCAAGAAACTGACCTTGAATTTCCTTATCTTGTTTTACATTTAGTCCAGTACACTTAGCTTTATATTTACCTTCTGCTAATGTAGATTGCGGTTTCTTTTCTTTAGGCTCAAACCAACTATCCTCTCCGAACATATCATTTAACATATTATCGTCAACCATTTTTCTTCTCCTTATTCTCTTTGGCTTGGTTGTATTTCTTAGTCCAAGCCTCTAGATTATCTTGATGTATATTTAAACTTTGTACTGAGTGTACAACCTTATCTCTAAAGTCTTCTTTCTCATCTGCAACTAGTAAGTTTAAATCTTTGAATTGTTGAGCACTTAATTTTTTCTTCGCTGGCTGCGAAACTTTCGGTGCTGCTTTGACGTTTCCGTCGGTGTCTTCATCACTTGCAATACCAACAAAAGAAGCAAGGCTATATCTTTTAAAGTAAGTTATAGCACTACCCATTGATTGATATTTGTTTTGTGCTTGTATGATTTGAGTTTCTATCTTGCTAGATATATACTCTCCGCTCGTGTGCATATATATAGTTATAACGCCCACGTTTTCATTATCCCCACAAGGCATTTGAATAAAAGATATTCCGTGCTTAGACAATATAGGTCTAAGATACTGAACTAATTTATCAAACGTAGTGTACTTGTGAGCAAAGCCTTTACTCTCTTTAGGCAAGTCTTTGATTTCTTTTTGAACTTTTGTCTGAGCCAAAGCAAGTTTTGCTATGGTGCTCGACATTTCGAAGTGAAGTGCGGGTCTCGTAAGAGTTGGCACTTCTGTTTCTTTCTTTGTCGTCATATCATATCCTTATTTTATTAAAATTATTACGTTAATCTATCACTATTCTACGTCTTGGTCAAGAAAATTATTATCTGATACGTATGGACATAGGTGTCTTACCTCGCAATAACTTTCACACTTCTTTCCTTCCCAAGTTTCTGCTTCTGAGCACTGGCTGGGAACTTGAAGATTTTCAAGAGCACTCACCAACAAATCTCTTTTCTTCGAGAAGTATTCCACTATTTCTTCGTCATCTACAAAAGGAATATCAACAAAGTAAATGTTCCTATCTATTCCTCTATCTCTTGACATAGCCATACTTGCGTCTCTAATATTCATTTGAAGTTTCATTGTCCTTACTCTATAACCTTTTTGTTCTAGCAAATATCGATACATATTTACTTGATACAACCAGTCTCCAAAGTCTGCAATACTTTCATCTCGATACCACTGCTTTACTTTCTTTATTTCTCCCGCTCGACCCCATTTTCCTGAGCGTTTGTATCTCGCTCCTGTCGGGTCTGGTACTTGAGTGCTCGTCATACCGAGCACTTTCATAGCCTTAAAGCTTCCTGTATTTTTGTAATCAATCAACATTTCATTTTCTTTGTCGTAGTAATCCAATATTCCTGTGATGTCTAGACCCTCTAGTTTTTCCTCAACTAAATGTTGAGACCCTAGGTTTTGATTTTCTAAATTGTTGTGGTGTATTGTTCCCATAAGTGCGTATGCACGTTCTTGGGGGTTGATGAAATATTGTTGTGTTCTTTTTAAGAAAGCCTCACAAGTTCCTGATAAAAGTTCTGTGGTGCTCGGTGGTCGATTGTCGGGTCTTTGTTCTGACATAGCTTTCAATGTCGCTACTGACATACATCTTTCAGACATACGACAATGTTCAAAACAATCCTCAAACTTTATTACTTCTTTGTCGGGACAAATAAATCCTATTGCTCCCATAATTTTTCCTCCTGCTTTTTTTTGCGTCGTGTGCTCAACATTTCTGAGCACTTGGTACAACTTTACCTCCAAAGGTAGCGTAAAAAAAAAGATAGCAACGTCGACCAAGGGTAAGAAATCCTTTCTTGTTTTATACGACGCTACTACCTTCTCTCTTAGTAGCCATACCAATACTTTAAAATAATTATAAATAAAAAAAAAGGCAAGCACTTTCGTACTCGCCTTCTCTCTTTGTAGGGTCTCTACCGCTTATAGCCATATCGTAGCTTTAGTGTACACAAAGCGACCCTAATGATGACCACTGAAAAAAACCCTAGCTAATATTAACTTCGCCGTTTTGACAAAACAAAGTCAATACTTGACAAAGCTAGGACAAACAACCCAGTGGTCTTAATACTTTGGTGTGTAGTTGGGTATCACAATAACGACCCTCTCACTTTTTCTTGTATCACTGCTACACACCGCTAGCCTTGATAGCTCTTGCTTGAGCTATCTAGCTAGCCTACTAGTTTAACTAGTATGTTAGCGAAAGTCAAGAATTAATTTATAAAAACCTTAACTTTTTTTTCATCTACCTCTATATTTTGATGTAGATTTTCTTTGGCTTTTCGTATATCTTTTGCAATACACTGCCAAATCCTAGTGCTCAAAGTCTCTTCGTGTTCCCACACAAACGTATACATTGAGCGTTTACCATTACTTAACTTCTTAGTAGTTTCGTTATCGAGCATAACTCTAACTCCTTATATTGTTAAACTTACAAGCAATCAATACAATATACGACATAATTGTTATTAGTTTCAACTTTTATTTTTTTCGTATACTTCAAGTGCTCTTAGACCTTTTTTAAGTCCCCACATTATTCCAAAGAATAATCCAATCATAATAATTATACTGATGAATTTACTTATCACGTTGCCTCCTTATACCACTGATACGATTATACCACATAAACTCAAAGCCAAGCTTTTCAAGCTTGTCAATTAGCTTATCTATTTTCTCTTGTATTTCAAGAGCTTGGTCTCCTTTTGATTTACTTATCATAACCTAACTCCTTTATAAGTTCGTTAGCTTTCTTAATTGCCTCCGCTAATTCCGCCTCCATACCTTCGGCGTCTATGTGTACTTCTCCGTATTTGTCTACGTGCCAGTACATTTTTGGCAATAGGTGCTCAAGCTTTTTAATCTGAGCACTAAATATTTTTTCACGTTCTATCACTTTATCACTCCTTCCTAGCATAACATTTTCTAAGACTGCGTCTATGTCTTTGATTAGTTTGTCTACTAGTTCTTGTTCTATTTTAGTTATATGTCTTTTCATTTACCCTCCAAATAGAAAACCCCCTATTGCTAGGGGGTCTCCGTCTCCGTTTGTGTGTCGTACCATTACGTACTTTGTTGATTTAGTTTATTAGCCTCGGCTTGAGCTTTTTTCATTATCTCTTGGTACTCGTCAGTGTATATGTGATAGAATACCGAGAACAAAGTCTTACCAATGTACGCCATATCACTTGCGTTGCTTGGCTCTTTGTCTCTAAGCTCCCGACTTGCAATAGCAAGAGCTTGACCTAATATAAGTTGACCTCGGGCACTTGATACAAAGTCTCGTGCTTGTTCGATTTCTTTTTGACTAGGTGCGTCTGTTTTAGTTTTGGTAAAACCTTTACCAACCTTTACTGATTTGTCTTTAGGCATTAGCCACCTCCTTCGGATTAATAGACGGGTTTTGTTCTTTCTCGTGTTTCATACGAGCTACTTCATACATATTATCTAGCATAGATATACATAGCTCCGCCTCGGATATGAGTTTCATCATAATCAATTTGATTTTGTCGCCTGGTTGGCTATCGCCACCCATATTCTCAAGGTGTATGTGTTTGTTGCCGTGTTGGTCAACAACTGGTTGAGCACTTGTTATATCTTTTAGCTCTACAATTTTTGCCTCTCGTATTGCGTCAGACACAACTTGGAATACCCCTAATAATTCTAAGGGTTGTAGCATAGACAAGCCACACTCTAGATTGTTTTTAAGTCTAGTACGCTCACTCTCAAGCATTGGCTCGTTAGTTTTCCACGTAGAAAACTCTATAACCTCCTCGTGTTGTCTATCTTTGTCGTCGACTTCCATTGACGTACATTTATTGTCGTCGTCAATATCGTCGAGTAATTGTTGCATTTGTTTTATCTGTTTAGACATATCGTTTCCTCCTCGTGATGTCGTTCAATGTTATCAACTTAAGCATTTCAAATTGTATTTGTCAAGAAATTAATTTACGTAGTAAATAAATTACTTGTCCATTAACTTTGTTAATCTATTGTCCTTGAGACTATGATTGCTATCGTCTGCCTCGTAGACATTTACTTGGCTATCGTCTCCGTAGATTGTGTCTACGTGTTTAACGTATGCCTTGCCCTTGCCTTCCACGTAAACGCCTACCTTTGTATTGTGGTTGTGTAGACAAGCACTTGATATAACCTCGACTATTTCATCTCGATTAAGTTGGTGCTCACTCTCGACAACATACTCTCTCGTGTCTTGGCTATATTCCTCTATGGAATATTTGATTGGTTTTTTTATCGCCATTAGTCCTCCTCAGTGTAAAATGTTTCTAGTCCGTGCTCAATCTTTCTCTCTCTTGCCGTGTGTCGTACCGCACTAAGAGCACTCTTGTATGCCCATTGTGTTTCTCGTTCGTGCATTGAAAGATTTTCTTTGACGTCGGTATCAGTCAAGTTTAGTATCTCGTGTATCTTAAGTAGTAAGCTATCGATATAATTATTTAATAGTCCTTGGACTATAGTTTTGTCCTCGTTCTCGTGGTCTATTAGAGCACTGAACTCCGCATACATCATAGGCACTATAACGTTCCTATACCTATTGAGCAATAGCTTTGCTTGTTTCTCGTTCATTTTTCCTCCAGTTGTTTGACTTGTTCGTCGGTTAAGTTTGTTAACTCGTACTTGTGCCCGAGCTTGTTATTAAACTCGGCTAATAGTTCTATGTATTCTAGGTCGTCAAGTTTTCTCTTGTACACCTTACGCTTTTCGTCGTGCTCAATGCGTTGCTCAGTGTTAGCGTTCGGCTTTAATGCGGGAAACAACTCCCGCATTAGAACACTCTCGAGCACCCAAGCTCCATTGAGATTGATGTCGATAATCAGTTTGTTCATCTGAGAAACTCCTTTCTCACAATGAATTTTAGGAACTCCCATAACGAAATGCAAAAAATTATTAGTAAGAATAATTCCGCTTGAGTTAGGCAAGCCCAGTACACAATGTCTGTGTCTACGTCGTAATACATTATGCCTCCCCAAATAGTTTGTCGGCAAGATTTCTAGTCTTAGCCATATTTTTTTTCTCGGTATCAGTCGGACTGAGTATGATATACTCTCCGTTGTCGTTGATGTGTGCAACTATCTCGTCGATATAGACTGAGCCAATGTCTCCAAAGTACCCGTTCTCCTCGTCGATTTTGACCATACGTGTAATACCTCCACGTTTGTTCTCCATAATAACACCAGTCCTGGTGTGATTACTTATACCTGGTATACCAAGCATAACAACTCGGTCGCCTTTTTTAAGGTCGTTGTACTTAGCACGTTTGATGTCAATGCCGTTGGCGTCGTCGGCAAACATACACATAATCTCGCCTTGATGAGTGTCCCACTCGTATCGTTCACGTATCTCAGTGTGCTTGTTCTGTCTAGCTATTGCTAGACTTTCAGTTATTTCGTTCAGTTTCATTTTATAATCTCCTCGTTATTAAATACTTGCCCGTCTCTAACACGTCCAGGTCTACGGCTACCGCCTAACCAACCTAGACCGAACTCAACGGGCGTTAGTTCCACAATCAATGTGGCGGTAATTGAGATGAAAAAATTTTGTAGTGTCGTTGTTCGCATATAATATCTTAAGGGTTTCAGTCGGTACTTGTCAAGAAATTAATTTACGTAGTAAATAAATTACTTGGTTTCATTGTCGTCGGTCAATGGTTGCGTTAATGTGTGCGGGGTAGAAGGGATTGTTCGACCCACCCTCTAGGACTTTGCGTGTAGGTATTTTTTTTGCTAGTTCTGAGTGTCAACTCATAACCTACAAAAAAAATCAATCAAGAAGTAGGTGAAAGTGCTCAGAAAAATGTGCTCTTGATGTATCATCAAGAGATAGCAGAAGAGAGTTTGAGCACGACAAAAAAAAAGGACTAGTAGGAAACCTACTAGCCCTTCTTTCAGTGCTCAATTTATAACGTGAGTTATAAATCTAGGACAATAGCACGCCTTCAATACCCGTGATGATAGTCTCGAGACTTGAGTTGTGTCCGACATAGACATCACAATCGGCAAACTCTCGGTAGAATTCCTCGTTGTTTGCGGGTCTAATTACCGAGTAGAGACTTGAGCCCATACTACCTTGACCGAGAATACGTCGTCTAGTATCGAATATGAAGTCTCGAAAGATACCTACTGACGAGAAGGTCAAGAGCTTAGCCTCGTTGACTGGCTCGTCGGGTCTCTTAGCCGTGAAGGAAGTACGGACAATCACACTACCTCCGTCGCTTGTATTATGTCGACCACAACCATTGAGCCCGTAGTTGTAGTTGGTAGTGCCGAACTTTATCTCGACGGCATAACCTTTTTCCTCAAGAGTATTAGCGACGGCAATAGCATAGCAAGAGCTCTCGAGTATGTGCTCGGGCTCTACGTCTGCAAGCCTAGCAAGGTCTATAAATACCCTCACACATTTGGACTGGTTTTGACGCTTGAGACTTTCCATAGGGTCGAGACCCGCCATAGCCTTATCTATGTTGACGATACACCCCGCAAGGTCGGCTCGTCGTTTACGACGGCAATCAACACCCATAGCACCCAAACGTTCTAAGTTGTCGGGGTTAGCGTTGAGCTTACGCTTGAGCTCGGTGTAGTGCTCGTATATACTCGTCGTGCTATAACCTCGACGTATTATATCGAGTTGCTCTTGCCTACCTTCAATGTCAATAACGTCGGACATTGTCCACCACATCTCGTACTGGCGGTCAAGAGTTCGCTCCCATATATCAGTGTCGGCTTGCTTAAGTACCTTAAGCATATCGTCGATACTTTCATACTCGATAGCTATGATACGAGCCGAGCTCTTGACTTGAGCACCTCCGCCGTTGCAAAGCTTGGCGAGCTCGTGCTTGTTGTACGCCTTGACGTTGTGTTCGATTAAGTCGTCGTATTTAACGCTCATTGTGCTAACCTATTGCTTTCACAAAAGCGACTAAAGTCGTATTGAAAGTAGTCGTCTTTCGTATTGTGTTTTCTACTGACCTCGATAGTAGCGAGTTCGTCGTCCGTCCAATTACTGAGATACAATTCGAGCACTGAGCGGAAGTCGAAGTTAGCTTGACGTATTAACTTTGCACCTTGAGCACTAGCTCGAATACCCACAATCTTGCGAACATTTCGTCTAGGGTCGTCGACACTAGTCTTGATTGCTCGTAGACTTGTACGCAATTTCTTGACCTCTTGCATAATACCCTTCGGACTATTGTCGGCTAGAGTTTCGAAACTCTTAGGGTATCTTGGTTTCTCGTCGGCTAAACCATAGACCAAGTTCTCAATGCGTCGGTCTTGACCGAGATACATTTTGCTACATACAAATCGGTCTAGTGTCGCCGTATCTAGTTGCTTACGGACATAACCCGCCGAGCCACTAGAGCCGTTGCCCCAGGTATTAGCCGTCGCTATAATGTAGCAATTCTTGGCTCGTCTCGCTATCTCGTTCCCACGTCTGAGCGGGGTGCTCATTACGTCGTTAGCTAATAGCGAATTAAGCCCGACCAATACGTCGGGGTCGGCGTTATCAAACTCGTCGAGTAGAATAACCCCGCCGTTCTCGACTATGTTCAAGAATTCAGTGTCGATAAATTCGCCCTTCATATTCATACGTCCAGTCAAGTGAGCCTCGGAAACTCCGCTACTTAGCGAGATAGAATAGAATTGCTTGTCGACATCAAAGCCTAAGTACTGAGCTATTTGCTCGGCAATAGTCGTCTTTCCAGTACCCGCACCACCCACAAGTAGAGCTTGTCTATTTGTGTCGACAATAGCCTTGAGCAACGGCATTTGCCAGTGCTCGAGCTTACCACTAGCCGACGGCGTAGTAGTTGGCTTTGGCACTACCTTGGTTTGAGTTAATGCCGACTGAATTAGCTCTTGTATGTCTTGCATTGTCGGCGGGTCGTTCGGGTCAGTGCTAGGCTCGGAAGGCTCAGTACTAGTGTCGTCAGTACTAGTATCGTCGTCGCCGTCTCCGTCGCCTTCATTACTAGTGCCGTCGCTACTAGAGCCACCGCTACCACCTTGAGCACCAGTCCCAGACTTCGTCTGAGCTAGGTCTTTCAGGTCGGGTATACCCCCACCGCCTTGACCTTGACCACCTTGACCGCTACCACTATCAGTAGTACTCTCAGTGTTGCCACTATTGCCGTCAATATAGAGCTTTTTGCCCGTCTTGTCCTCGCACATCTGAGCCAGGTCGAGTACAATGTCGACGACCTTGTCTTTGCTTTGTCGCTTGATATTCTCTCGGTCTTGACTAGCGTCAAGGCTATCGATTACGCCGTAGCCTTGAGCCCTTGAGACTAGGTCTCGAGCTAGTGGTCTGAGCTCTTTCTTGACGTTCAAAGAGCGTATGTTTTCGAGACTAATCTCGTTATTTCCTGGACTAGTCCCGTCATTACTACCGCTCGGGGACGAGCCGTTTGTGTTATGCTTTTTCGTTATGAAAGCCATAATTTCATCTCCTTTGCCGACGATAAAGTCGGCGGTTGTTTTAGTTGTCCAAATCGGTTGCTATACCCTCGGCATAGACTTCGGCATTGTACTCGGCTTGAGCACTTAACGCCGTGGTTGTCGATACAATACCCTCGGCATTGAAATCGACGAAGTCGTCGTAAACGTCTCCTATATCGACGGCTATAGCACCGCCGTTGAGACCTATCTCGACATCTATAGCGACGGCTAGAAAGTCAACTAGCGGGTCTCTATAGTCGTCGGTTATAGACTCCAGGTACTCCTTTATCGACGTAAAAGCTTGCACAATATCGTCGACATTGTTAAGCCCTAGGTCGTCAATAAACGCCGAAATCTCGGCACTATCTATGTCGGCAATAGCCTCAGGGTTTGCACCTTGGTCGGTAATATCGAGCACTTTCGCTCTATACTCGTCGGTTATAGGGTTGTTCATTACCTCCGCTAAGTCCGTTATGTTGCGACCTTTATCGTCGGTAAAGTATACGTTTTCAAACTGATTATTCATTGTTTTTCCTCCTCGGAAACGCCGATATTTAGTTGTTTTCTTTATTGTCAAGGTCTCAGTCGGGGTCTCGGCGGGTTGTCCCTCGTGAGCAGTATATATTACGGCGAGCCTTTCCAAGTTGTCAAGCACTAATTTTGCTAAAGATTTCTTTGCCGTCGGTAAAGCTAGGGCTTAGTAGCAATTTTGGCAAGCTTATGCGAGGGTGCTCAAATGTACGGAACTGGTCAGGCAAAGTGCTCAAATCATATATAAACCGACTGGTCGGTCGGGTCTACTGAGCACCGAGCTAAGTCTAGCAATAACTTAACTTAGAGCAAAAGGTCAATCTAGATTTCCTAACGTAATTTGGCACGGGCGGGGGTATTGCACGTAAAAAAAGAGAAACACACATACTTGCGTTATTTTTTCAGTTTGTGGGGGTCTGACAAGGTTCTAAGTCTTGATATTGCTTAATTTAGGGGGTCAGATAACTATACTAACTATACTAGCTAGTAAACTCCGTATAGTTATTCTAACTAGAAGTTAAAACAAAAATCGTGCGTTGTCAAGTAGAACTTTATTCCGTTATTGTATTTTTTTTAAAAAAAACCTTGACATATATAAAATATATACTATAAACTTTTATATGGCAATACATAAACCAAAGAAACCTTCGAAAAAAGATTTAGTTTACAATATTGCTCTCTTAAGACAAGAAATGTTTAGTATACAAGAAAAATTAATGTTGATAGAGTCAGTCATTAATAAATATATAGAAATGAAAAAAGATACACAAAAATTTAATAAATATTTACAAACGTCAATAGAAAAGAGAGCTAATGAAAAAGAAACTAAAGATACCAAATAAACCTTTATCTCTAGATATAAATAACCATAATTACACGGTTAGATTTATAGAAGGGGAAAAAGCTCAATACGGTAGTGATGAAGTAGAAATACTAGGAGCTATATCTATGCGTAACTGCGATATTATAGTAGAAAGAGAAATGAAAGACTCTAAGATACTAGAAGTGTTAATACACGAAGTATTACACGGTGTTACGTATGGTACAAGCTTAGGATTAACTGAAACACAAGTACAAGTGCTAGCAAATTCGTTATTTAAGCTAGGTTTTGGAGAATACTTGTGGATTAAAATGGGAGGACAATATGATTCCTAACTATGATGCTATAATAAATAAAGCTAAGGCATTGTGTGATAATAAGAATATCGACTATGCTCAACAAGATGAGCCTTTTTCTAACTTTGAAATGGTAGAAGCTATTAAAATATGCAATACATCTACAGGAATACTAGTTCGTATATCAGATAAGATAGCAAGAATAGCAAATTTGCTAGAAAGAAATACTGAAGCAGCAGTAAAAGACGAAAAGGTAGAAGACACTATGTTGGATTTAATAAATTATAGTGTAATACTTATGAGTTATTATATGTATGAACAAAAATTTGAGGAATCAGATGATAGTTCCAGGTAAAGTTTTAGAAAAAACAGTAAAGAATAAAAAAATAAACCTACATTGTCTTACAGATGTACACGTAGGTAGTAAAGTTTTTGATAGATTGCTGTTTTTAAAGGCTATAGACAAGATTAAAAAAGACCCAAACGCTTTATGGTTTGGAAATGGAGATATGTTAGAGTTTATTCCACCTAACTATCACATACCAGAAGGCGACCAGCTATTTGATAACAACGAACAGTACTCTCAATTCGTAGATATGGTAAGACCTATTATGAATAAGTGTTTATTTATTCGAGGCGGTAATCACGACACGTTACGTTCAGTTAGATTAGCAGGTATAGACATTATGCGTGTTATGTGTGATGATTTAGAAGTACCATACTTCCCTTTTCCAGGGTATGCACAAATAAATTACGGGTCTGGTGTGTTTACTTTTGCAAGTGGGCACGGTAAGAGCGGTGCAAAGAACGGAGATATGGAGTTAACTAGACTTAGAAACATATTTCCAGACGCTGATATGTATTATTTAGGACATAATCATCAACTATATGCAAAACCTATTGATTCTTTTGAAATATTAAAAGAAAACGAAGAAGTTAAAAGACAATGGTTTGTTCGTGGCGGTTCTTTTATTGGATATGCAGAATATGCTAGATATGCTGTACTAGAACCACAAACAAAAGGTTGGGTAGAAGTTAGATTATCTAACAAAGACCCTGAATATATAGTTCATAGAAAATAATGCAGACAAGAATTATAAAAGGTAAGGAGCACGTTTTATATAACAATAAAGATGAAGCTCGACAGGTTATGTCATTAAAAGATATACACAAAGATTGGAGAGTAGCACCTTTAAATTCTTGGGTTTTAACAGATGATAAGCAGGTTTGTCAAATTTTAGAACGTGGTGAGCTCAACGGTCAAGCGTATGTAAGAACAGTCGTCGGTATGTTTAGATGTGCTCCTACCAATAAGATGTCAGGCGAAATGAGACCTAACATTTATAACTTTAGTGGTTTGTTTGAAGAACAAAGAGTACTAAATAAAGAAAAACCTAGTAAACAAGAATATATATTTGCTAGATATATTGCAAAAGGCGAAGGTGTTACTGATGCTTTTAAGAAAGCTTTTCCTGATGCTAAGTCAGAAAAGTATATTAAAAGACGTACTAGTTTATTGTTAAGAACAGAAAGGATAAGTACCTTGATAGAAAAAGAAATAGAAAAAATATTACATAAAACAGATATTACACCAGAATATTTGTTACAAAAAACAAAAGATATTGTCGATAGCGAAGAAGCTAGAGATAGTGATAAGCTTGCATCTATCAAAATATTAATGGAAATATCTGGTATATTAGGTAAGAAAGAACAGAAAACTGAGTCTATACAGTTGTTCCAAGGTTTTACACCTGAACAATTAGAAGTCTTAGAAGGGGGTAAAAATGTCAAAAAAATCGCCGAGCAAACTCGTCAACTGCCTGATATGTCAGAAGAAGACTAAGACTAGCAAACATACTAGTATTATCTCCTTTGTTAATTATATTTTTCCTGAGCTAGTAGCAGAAATAGAACAAGAAGAAGAAACATATATGGTTACTGAGTGTCCTTGTTTTGCAGTATATGATGAAGAAGGAGAACTCGTTGGTATATCGAAAAGTTTTATTAAAGGTCACGGAGAAGCATAATGACTATATCTGAAAAAGAACAAATACTACATAAAGCTTCTAAAGATTTAATTCTGTTTGGTAAATTATTTTTACCAAATGATTTTTTACATAAATCTGAATCACCCCCCTTTCATTATGAATTAGGTAAAAAATTAATTAGTACAAAACCTGGAGCACGTATTTGTAACGTGCTTCCTAGAGGTTTTGGAAAATCAGTATTAATGAAAGCAGCCATTATGCACAAGCTTTGTTTCACACCTAAAGACCAAGCACAGTTTATGGCTTGGGTAGCAGAAGAACAAGGTCAGGCAATCGACCATTTAAAATATATACGTTCACATTTAGAAAACAATGATGCTATTAGATATTACTTTGGTAATTTATGTGGTGGAGATGAAAAGCTACGTTGGACAGAAAAAGATTTAGTAACAACTAAAGGACATAGAATTATAGCTAAGGGTACATCACAAAGACTTAGAGGTCGTTCTGAAGTAGATTCTAGATATACTGGTATTATACTTGATGACTTTGAATCAGAACTAAATACTAAAACAGCAGATAGACGTGATGAGATTAAACAATGGATTGTATCTACGGTATACCCAGCATTAGAAGAATCTCCAGGTAAAGAAGGTTGGATATGGTTATCAGGAACTATTGTACACTATGACGCTTTCTTGCAAAATATACACGACGGATATTTAGATTCTCAAAAAGAAAATAAATCTTATCCTTGGGACGTTACATTTATTAGAGCTATTGAAGACGGTAAGGCAGTATGGAACGAACAATTTCCATTATCTAAACTAAAACAAAAAAGACAAGAGTTTATAGAAGCAGGTAAAATAGATAAGTTTGCACAAGAATATTTAAATGACGCTAGAGATGTAGCGAGTGCTACGTTTCAAATGGATAAAATACAAAATCATAATTACGAATTTATAAACAACAATGGGTTTGCTTGTTTAAGAAATGATACTGAACTAATACCAATCAATGTATATATGGGAGTTGACTTAGCTCACACTGCTACTAAATCATCTGACTATCAAGTAATTATGGTTATGGGTATAGACGCATTTAAAAATAGATATGTTATAGATTACTTTCACGATAAGATACCAGCATTTGATATGCCAAAAAAAATTATGGAGTATGCTAAAAAATATGTACCACTAAAGAGAGTTGCTGTGGAAACAGTAGGTGCTCAAGAAATGGTTAGAGATATGGTAGAAAGAATAGCAACATCAGAAAGAAGACTATTACCAGGTATTAATAAAGGTGTGAGACCACCTCACGGTATTAAAAAAGAAGATAGGTTAGAAATGTCTTTAGGTAGTATAGTAAATAGTAAGAAACTTTTTGTACGTAAAGAACATACAGAATTAGTAGATGAATTGTTTCAGTTTCCTAAGGGAAGACACGACGATTTACTTGACGGGTTATATTATGCAGACTTTTTTGCTAAGCCACCAAGAAGTAAATCTATGGAATTATATGATGAATCTAGACCAGATGATTTTGTACAATCAGCACGTAGACAAATTAATTGGGTAACAGGATTAAAAATATGAGACTTCGGGTAATAAAAGGTAGTAACTTTTTCAGGGCTATGTATAGTATAACAGAATACATTGACTACTTAAAAAGGGTAGAAGGGTACGCAAACAAAGTAGGGGATAAGTTTTATCCATACGATTCGCCTGAGGGTGGATTGAAAACTATAGGCTATGGATATAAAATTAAAACTTTAGAAGAACAAAATACTTTAGACAAGACTGGGCTTTCTACAACGGAAGTTGAAGAACTACTTGAAGAAGAGGCAGTTAAATCTTATAGAGGTGCTCAGAAATTTTGTGAGCAAAAAAATATAGATTGGGAAGGTATTGATTTAAGATTACAATTTGCGTTAGCAGATTATGTCTTTAACGTTGGAAGTTTAAAAAAGTTCCCAACTACTGTTAGATGTTTAGCATCAGGAGATGTTGAAGGTGCTGTTGCAGACGATAAAGGTAGACCAGGTTTTAAAGAATATGAAAGGGTTTATCGTGACCCTAATGGCGAAAGAAAACCACTTGGTAGAAACAAAGAGTTTTACAAAGAGTTTTTAAAACCATATTTAGTTTAGGAGAAACTATGTATCAAGATAAAATGAGATTAGCTAAAATGGCTAAGAAAAAAATAAAACAAAAATTATCAGATGTATCTAAAAGATTTACTATGGATTATGCTAATCAACAAATAGATACTTTAAATAGAACTCAAGGTACTAATGTACCTTTCTTAAATAAAGAAGGTATGCGACTAAAAGACGCAAGAACCAGAAGACAAAAGAATAGACAAAGGTTTTTCCGTGGCAATTAAAGAAGACGACAAAGCCAGAATTAATAGAGAGATATTTCGCAAATATGCAGATGCCAGAAAAGACTGGGATATTAATGCAAGAGAAGCAATAGACTTTACACTTGGTAATCATTTTACTGCAGAAGAATCAGAAGTATTACAGTCTATAGGTCAAGCAGATTTTACGATAGATAGAATATATGCAGCGATAGATAAATTAAAATCTTTAATTACATCTAGACCTGTACAGTATGGGATTACAGCACGAGAAGATTCAGATACTAAATTAGCTAGTGTTTGGAAAACTTTGTTAGAATATATATTCGATATATCAGACGGGCAGCATCATTTCAAACAAGCGGTTCACGACTACGCAACTACAGGTCTAGGATATTTTTATGCGTATATAGAACCAGAAGCTGACTATGGAAGAGGAGAGGTAATGTTTACACATTTAAATCCATTTAGGGTATACGTAGACCCAGCTTCTAGAGACAGATATTTTAAAGATGCTGCCAGTATAATATTATCTACTATTATTACTAAAGAACAATTATTGAATTTATATCCAGACATAGTTCCGTTTATAGATGATATAGAAACTTTTAGTCAACAAGATGTATATGATGATTATCCAAACTCACAACATAAAAATACTAATACAGTATATACACCAGCTGAAGTAGATTCAAAAAATTATGATATATCTATTACAGAAAGATATAGAATATTAGAACGTTTTAGTAAAGTAAGAGTACCATTTTTTAGAGTAGCAGATACTATAGAAGAAAAAGAAGTTATTATGAACGCATCTACTTTTGCTATCTTTATGGAAAATAATGCAGAAAAATTTAACTCTAACTTATATACATACGTAGAAATACCACAAACAAGAATTAAAGTTACAGCTTCTATTGGTCAAGTATTGTTGTATGAAACTATATTAGATACAGATACATATCCTATTATACCTATACCTAATATATGGACTAATACACCATACCCTAAATCAGATGTAAATAAAGTAAAAGATATGCAAAGACTTTTAAATAAACTATTTAGTCTTGCATTAGCTCACGCTCAAACTGCAGCTGGTTTAAAACTTATGATACCACAAGGAAGTGTAGAAGATTTATCTCAAGTAGAAAAAGATTGGGCAAATCCAAATGCAGTTATTGAGTATGACCCAACTTATGGAGAACCACATTTAGCACAACCACAACCATTATCTGGAGAGTTTTATGCTTTGATTAATCAAGTAGAAAGATATATAGATTTAAACTTTGGAGTACCAGAACTATTACAAGGTTTCAAATCTGGTGCAGCAGATAGTGTACGTGGTACAATGTTACTTGCTCAAATGGGAGAAGGTAGAGGTGCTAGCAAATTAAGAGATATAGAAATGTCTCTACAACAATTAGGTAAAGTATTATATCAAATGTCCAAAGGTCATTATACTTTTGAGAAGAGTTTTAGAATAGTACAACCTAATAATGATATAACTGAGTTTACTGTAAATAATCGTCTATATGATGACAAGAGTAAAGAACTTATGAAAATTAAAAATGATATTACATCAGGACAGTTTGATGTTAGAATAGTAGCAGGTTCTACTATGCCTTCAAACAAATATGCTGAATATCAAATGTATATGGAAGCATATCAACTTGGTTTAATTGATAAAGTCGAAGCTCTTAAAAAGACAGAAATATATGATAAAGAAGGAGTACTTAAACGTACAGGAGAAGTACAACAGCTACAAAACATCATACAACAGTTACAAAATCAAGTAAAAGAATTGTCTGGAGATTTACAAACAGCTAATAGAGAATCTATATCAGATAGAAAACGTGTTGAAGTTGAGAAGTTCAAATCGAAACTTAACGACAGCAAAGCAAATATAAATTCTCAGTTGAAAGTAGATGCAGAAAAGATAAAACGTAAACAAGAAACACAGGTACAGTCTGATTTGGCAACATTTGATTTGGGTAGTATGCTCAATAATAGTGGTGCAGAAGAGAATTAGAATATCTGAAAGGAGTTACTATGGCAGATGTGCAAGAAAAAATACAAGAAGAAACTTTAGAAGGTTCTGAAACTTCTGAAAATAATAACTTAAGTGAGCCAGCAGTCGAACAGGATTTGAGTTCAGACGCAGATGAAGTGCGTAAATTCCAGTCTATGTATGACAAAGCCGAGGCTGAGTTAGGCAAACTAAGACCAGTAGCAAAGCTATTTCAGGATAATCCTGAGTTGGTTGATGTTGTTAGAAACCACTTAACAGGGGATAAGGGACAAGACGGAGAACAAGTGAGTATGAAACAGGAAGACTTTAATCCTTGGGAAGCTTTTACAAATCCTAGTTCTGAATCATTTAAAATGAGACAGCAAGAATTTGATAAAGCAGTAGATACAAAAGTAAAAGGCTATATGCAAAGACTAGAGCAACAACGTCAACGTGACACTCTATCTTTTCAGGTGCAAAATGATTACAAATTAAGTAATACAGAAGCATCAGACTTTGTAGATTTTGTTACACAGCCCAAAGAGAATCTTCCTTTAGATACTTTGTTCCAAGTTTGGCGAGGAAAAGCAGGAGCTAAAGTTGCAAATAATGTAGAAAGCGTAAAACAGACTCAGTCAAAACCTAAGTCTGCTGGTGTAATACAAGGCGGTGAGCCACGTAAACCAGATAAGCAAGAAGATTATTTCAACAGAATTTTAAGCTTTGGTAATACTCGAAGCATTGGAAGTAATATTAAAAAATAAAATTCTTTAGGAGGAATTTAAAATGGCAATTACACAAGGACAATTAAACGTGACAAGTGCACCGTTTAATACAGCTGTAAATGCTGCTGATTACGGACAAAGACCAGACCAAAGACGTAGATATAACTTCGGTGATAGAATTGCAGAATTAGCACCAGAAGAATCACCGTTTTTCGTCTATCTTAGTCAAACAGCTAAACTACCTACTGACGATTCATTGTTCAGATACTTAGAAGACAGAACAAAAATCGATTACACAAGTAGAGAGTTTCAAGTGAAGACTGGTTTCAGCGGAGTATCAAGTTTGACAGCAGGTCAAACCTTTACAATGGAAGTTGAAACATTAGACTCAACAGCAGCATCAGTTGATTTCTTAATCAAAGGTATGGTTATTGCAGTTAAAACTGCAGCAGCATACGGAAACGCAATCGTAAGAGTTGAAGACGCACCAGTAGATAATGGTGCTAACACATCTTTTACAGCTAAAGTAGTATCTGTAGCAGCAGCTTCAGGTTCAGATGCAATCGCAGCACAAGACAGATGTCAGATAATCGGTTCTGCTTACGCAGAAGGTACTGGTTCACCAGACGTATTCTCAGACAGTTTTGATGACGGATATGGGTATACCCAAATCTTTAAGACTGCAGCTGAAATTACAAATACAGCTATGGCAACAAATATGAGAGGCACAGCAAACGAGTTCGAAAGAGTGTTAGCTCAAAAAATGAGAGAGCACAAAATCGATATTGAAAGAGCTATGCTTTTCAATCAAAAAGCTAGAGTCGGAGGTATTCAATACTCAGAAGGTCTAGTTGGTAGTATCATTAAAGGCAGTACAGTTGTAGATAGAAGTAGTGCAAGTTTATCTTATAATTCAGGTAAATCATACTTCTCTACTTATGCAACTAGTGAGCTTACTTATGATGCTTTACTAGAGGACTTTGAAGTATTGTTTGACCCAGCAAGAGGTGGTAGTAACGAAAGATTAGCATTAGCTTCTCTACCAGTTATTTCTTACTTCAACAAAATGGGTGGCGGCTCTTTCTCAGAACTAAGCACAGACAGTTCACAATACAGAATCAATATGAACGAACTATCAGGTGCGTTCGGGCATAAACTTATGTCTATTGATACTGTACACGGTTCTGTTTACCTAGTAAAAGAACCTCTATTTAGAGGACACTCTTCTGGGTTAATGCTTATGGCTGATATGAGTAAAGTATACTACAGACCACTTGTAGGTAATGGACAAAATAGAGATACGGAAGTTATCGAAAATGTACAAGGTGCAGACGAAGACTTACGTAAGGATATGATTATTACCGAAGCAGGTCTTGAAGTATGTTTACCAGAATCTCACTATTTGATTAATGTGGAGGGATTATAAAATGGCTAAAGCAAATGTACTAGAAAAGAACAGCGGAAATTATGGTGGATTACCAATGGGTTTTCGCAAATTACCTGACGCAGATGTTACTTTATCTGCAAAAGACTCAGGTAAAGCAATTATCGTAGTAGATAATTCAGCAGATAGAACTATCACTTTACCAGCTGAAGAGCTAGGTTTGAACTTTGAGTTTTGGTACGCAGGTACTGACGCTGACGGACACGATATGATTATCGATTCTGGTTCAAACTCTAACTACTTTGTAGGTGGAGTAGTTCATTTAGACTCAGATGCTTCAGGAGACAATATTGCTCTTGTTGAATCTGATGCAGACAGCAACAGTAAATTACAAATTAATTTACCTGCTGCTGGCACAATGGTTAAATTCATTTGTGACGGTACTGTTTGGTATGTAAATGGTCAAGTTGTTTCAACAACTGCACCAGCTTTTGCAGATAACTAAACAGCAGTATAAGCTACTGGGGGTGCTTAATTGCACCCCGAAAGCTTAAAAGAATTTTTTAATAATAGGAGATAAAATGGCAAATTACAGCGGAGCAGAAGTAAAAGTTATTATAAATGATATTAGCGTAAGTGCTAGTAGCGTAAGTGGTTCGTTAGCAAATGAAGTTAAAACCTTTGTTGCTACATTAACAGATAATACAATTATTTCAATTAACACAGTAAAGCTAGATAGAACAAGAGTTGCTTACATAGTAACTTATATGTAGTATGGCTAATTGTCAGCATTGTAATACACCAAATCCAGAAGGTTTATTTAATTGTCCTTCTTGTGGTAAGAGAGCACACCCTCCAAGGTGGAGCACTCAATTTGTTGTAAGAGATACGCCAATGGCAGAAGCTATTAGAAAAGACCAAATTAATTTTGGAGAAGTAAGTATGGAAGACCATATTAAAAAAACAAAAGAAAAAAATGACCCGCATAGAGCGGTAGATAAACTATTTAAGGATAAATAATGGCAACATTTGGAACACAAGTAGAAGACTTAACAGGAAGTTTGAGCGATAATACTGCACTTACTCAGTGGTTAACTGACGGTGCTCGTTTGGTGCTCGACAACTTACCACTAGATAAGTTAGAAAGAGTTACAGAACATTTAGATTTTACTGATTCTACTTCTAGTCAAGGTAAACGTATACATCAAGTACTAAGACAAGATGCTAGTAATGGTAATAAAAAAATGCCTTGTAGAAAATTAAGTCCTGCGTTTTTAGGTAAAGTAACTGACTCAGATTATATGGAAGCAGCAACAACAAGTGACCCTGCATACATATTACACAATCATTTGATACAGACTTTTCCTGCTAGTGCTTCAGGTTCAGATAGTAGAGTAATATATATAGATACTAGTATTACTGTAGCATACGACGCTAATCCTGGAAGTGTAGAGGATTTGCCACAAGAAGCTGAACAAGTTGTTGTATTGTATGCAGCTAGAAATGGTTTAGAAAGATTAGTAAGTAATGCTAATGCAGATGAAGACCCAGAACTAGTAGCATCTTTAATTGGTCAATATAGATTAGTTGACGCACAATATAAAGAAGGTTTACAAGTTTTAGGTATTGATAAGTTATATATAGAAAAGAATTTACCAGATAGAAGATGAGCGTAAAAACAAACTGGACAGAACAAGTTATACAACCTAGTACTTCTTGGACTGAAGTTGTAATAGCACCGTCTACTATATGGGCAGAAGTATTAGAACAGTTTCAATTTTGGAACGACGGTAATGTTTTTTGGCAAGATGTAAATAGTAATTGGGAGGACTTATAGTGGCGGCTATAGAATTTAACGGTAAAAAGATATACTCAAGAGTACTTCAAGCAGTACCTGATATATCAGAAAATTATGTAAAAAGTTTAATTAATGAAGCATTAATAGATTTAGGAGAGTTTGATTTAAAAACTGAATATGCTAAAGCTAATTTGAACAATAATCAAATGTGGTATGGTTTAGCAGATGATAGAGCAGTAACAGTAAACAAAGTATTTAGATGTAGTATATTAACAGATGAAGGTGAGTACATAAGAATACCTAGATTACTACAACAAGAAATAAAACTTACAGACACGGAGTAATTATGGCAGCAGTAACAAGTACATTTAAAAATCCTGACTCTACTTTTGTATGGTGGATAGAAGGAGATAAGGTAGCTATAGCTACTATTGAAGGAGACGGAGGTACAAGAAATACAGATAATTCTATGTACAAAGCACCTATTATAGGTAGTGGTTCTGACTATGTAGCAAATGGTTTACTTATATCTTACTATGCAGAACCTGATGAATATACTGATATGACTCAAGAAATAGATATTGATAATGTATTTCACCCTGCTATTATTTGTTATGTAAAAGCAAAAGCCTTAATGGATAAAGCTGCTTCTACAAATAATCCACAATTAGCACAAATCAAAATGGCAAATGCACAAGCACTAATGAACGAATACAAAGAACTAGTAAGAAAATTTGGAGCAAAGAGAAGAGATAAAACTGCAGGAACAAGAGCGGTTGTTCCAGCTAATATGAGGTAAGTATGGCAACATTAACAAGTAAAAAAGTATCAGATACATATAAAGATTTATTACAAGTATCAAACAGTAACAGTGGAATCACGGGGAGTTTAACAAATGTTGAAGACGGAGAAGGTACAGCTAGTGTATTACAACTTAGTTCAGCAGCTGTTAATATTACAGGTACAAGTACATTACAGCTTGCAGGTACTGCTATTACTTCTACTGCAGCAGAATTAAATGTATTAGACGGATATACTGGTAGTGTTGTAGAATTAAATTACTTAGATACTTTACACGCTACAGGCGTAACTGCTACAGAATTTGACTACCTTGACGGAGTAACATCTAATATACAAACACAATTAGATTCTAAAATTGAAGCTACATTAACTTCTGAACAAGTTCAGGATATTGTAGGTGCTATGTTTACAAGTAATACTGAGACTAGAATTAGTGTAAGCTATGAAGATTCAGACGGAACAATAGATTTAGTCGTAGATGATATGACAGCTCACCCTAGTATATCAGCTGCTAGTTCAAGTGATAACAGTGGTAGAACTTATATACAAGATATTACATTAGATTCTAATGGACACGTGACTGGTATTGCTACAGCTACAGAATCAGTAACAGATACAAATTTAAGCACTGAAGCAGTGCAAGACATTGTAGGAGCTATGTTTAGCTCTAACACAGAAACTAGAATATCAGCTACTTATCAAGACGGGGACGGGACTATTGACTTAGTAGTCGACGATATGACTGCCGACACCAATACACAACTTTCTGCTGAAGAAGTACAAGACATAGTCGGAGCTATGTTTAGTAGCAACACAGAAACAAGAATTAGTGCTACATACGAGGACGGTGACGGAACTATTGATTTAGTTGTTGATGATATGACAGCTAATACTCAACTATCTAGTGAAGAAGTACAAGATATTGTAGGAGCTATGGTATCAAGTAATACAGAATCAGGTATTGCTGTAACTTATGAAGACGGAGACGGAACATTAGATTTTGCTGTAAGTAGTCAAACAGATAATAATTTTACAACAACACTGAAAAATAAACTTGACAATATAGAAGCAAGTGCAACAGCAGACCAAACAAATGCAGAAATAAGAACTGCTGTAGAAGCAGCTTCTGATTCTAATGTATTTACAGATGATGACCACTCTAAATTAAATGCAATAGAAGCAAGTGCAGACGTAACAGATACAGATAACGTAACTGCAGCAGGTGCTCTTATGGATAGTGAAGTAGACGCAGATTTAAAAACATTTGTTTTACCTGCTAATACTACTATATCAACTTTTGGTAAAAGTATTGTAGATGATGCAAATGCAACAGCAGTAAGAACTACGATAGGTGTAGACCCAGCTGGTACAGATAATAGTACCAATGTTTCTTTGAGTGGCTCACTAGACTATATTACAATTAGTGGACAAACAATTACTAGAAATGCAATAGACCTTGCAGCAGATGTTACTGGAACATTACCAATAGCTAATGGTGGTACAGGTCAAACATCATTAGATAATTTTATTACACTAGGTTCAATGACTGTTGGTAACTATGCAGCTTCTGTAGCAGGAACATCTAATGAAATAGCAGTAACAGGTAGTGCAGGAGAAGGAACTGCATTTACTATTGGTTTACCAGATGATGTTACTATTGCTGGAGACTTAACTGTAAATGGTGATTTAGTTACAATAACTACAGAAAATCTTGTTGTACAAGACCCCTTAATAAAATTAGCAAAAGATAATAATAGTGCAGATTCTGTAGACATTGGTTTTTATGGATTGTATGATACATCAGGTTCACAAGATTTATATGCAGGTTTATTTAGAGATGCTAATGATAGTGGAAAATTTAAACTATTTAAAGATTTACAAGCAGAACCTTCAGCAACTGTAAATACAGGTGGTACTGGATATGCAGTGGCTACACTGGTTGCAAATTTAGAAGGTGCTGTAACTGGTAATGCTAGTACAGCAACAACACTAGCAACAGGTAGAGATATAAGTTTAACAGGAGATGTAACAGGTACAACTGCTACTACATTTAACGGTAGTGGTAATGTAAGTATTGCAACAACTATTGCTAATAATAGTGTTGATTTAACTACACACACTACTGGTAATTATGTTGCAACATTAACTGCAGGTGCTCTAATAGATTTACAAAACAATAGTGGAGAAGGAGCTACACCAACTATAGATGTAGACCTAAGTGAACTTACAGACGGAACTGATGATATTGTTGGTTCTGCAGATGAGTTAGTATATCTTGATGACGGAAATCAAAAAAGAAAACTTGTATCAGAAATAAAATTAAGTCAGTTTAATAATGACACACCATTTTTAACTAGTGTACCAAATCATAGTGCTGCTTTACTTACATCAGGCACTGTGCCAGTAGCTAGATTAGCAGATATAGCAGATTCTAACTTAGCTTCTGATTCAGCTATAGGAAACTCTAAGCTTGCTAATAGTGCTATTACAATAGACGGTACATCAGTTTCTCTTGGTGGTAGTATAACAACTAATAACACACAATTATCTACTGAACAAGTGCAGGACATAGTAGGTGCTATGTTCACATCAAACACTGAAACACGTATTGCTGTTGAATACCAAGACGGTGACGGTACGATTGACCTCGTGGTTGACGATATGACAGCTAATGATAATACAAATCAATTAACAACATTTACATTAACTGCTGATAGTGGTTCTGACCAAGTAATAGCACACGGTAATAATTTAGATATAGCTGGAGGTACAGGAATATCAACTGTTGTAGGTGCAACAGATACAGTAACTATTAATTTAGGTAATCACAGTGCTTCATTATTAACATCAGGAACTATTCCCGTTGCAAGAATTTCAGGCGTATCAGATAGTAATGTAGCATCTGACGCAGCTATAGCAATTAGTAAACTAGCAGAAAGTGCTATAACTATTGACGGAACTTCAGTTTCGTTGGGAGGAAGTATAACTACAAACAATACACAGTTGTCTACAGAACAAGTAGAAGATATTGCTGGTGGTATGTTTTCTGGTAATACAGAAGTTGGTATTAGTGTATCGTATGTAGACGGCGACGGTACTGTAGACTTTGTTGTAGATAATTTACCAGCAACAGATGATAGAGATGTAAAACCCAGTGCTATTACTTTTAATGGTAAAAAACAAGTTAGAGCATACTTCACTTCATTGGCTGGATTAACTGGTACTGCTGATAGTAATTATCAAGACTTATTAGTTTTATCTACATATTCTGACGATACTGGTGGAGATGTAAATGCTTTAGCATTTGATAAATCAGAACAAAAAATTAGACATTATTTAGCAGACCAAAGTGATACAAGTTGGGGAACTGCAAAAGTATTAGCTTATGAAGATACATTTAGTGCTGGTACTGGATTGAGTTTATCTGGAACTACTTTTAGTTTAGGTAATCATAGTGCTGCCTTACTGACATCAGGAACTATTCCTGTAAATAGAATTTCAGGTATTTCAGATAGTAACATAGCATCTGACGCTTTAATAGCTATATCTAAGTTAGCAGAAAGTGCAATTACTATAGACGGCACTTCAGTTTCATTAGGTGGTAGTATTAGTACAAATAATACTCAGTTGAGCACCGAGCAAGTACAAGATATAGTGGGAGCTATGTTTGATAGCAATACGGAAACTCGTATATCTGCAACCTATCAGGACGGTGACGGTACTATTGACTTAGTCGTAGATGATATGACAGCAACAGGTAGTGTAAGAACAGTTACAGCTGGTGGTAATACTTTGGGTAGTAGTGAAACACTAGCATTTACTGCAGGGTCAAATATAAGTATTTCAGAATCAGGAGGAGCTGTAACTATAGCAGCTACCGACACTCAGCTTTCAACAGAACAAGTACAAGACATTGTTGGTGCTATGTTCGGCGGTAACACTGAGTCAAACATTACAGCTGTATATCAAGACGGAGACGGAACTATTGATTTATCAGCAGATAACGACCACGTAAGAACAGTAACTGCAGGTGGTAATACATTAGCCACTTCTGAAACATTAGCTTTTGTTGCAGGTTCAAATGTTACAATAAGTGAATCTGGTGGTTCAGTTACTATAGCTGCAGCAAATGATAATACTCAATTATCTACTGAGCAAGTTCAAGATATAGTGGGGAATATGTTCAGTGGTAACACAGAAACAAGAATTACTGCAACCTACCAAGACGGCGACGGTACAATAGACTTAGTTGTTGATGATTTAGATACTGATACACAACTAACAACAGAAAATGTACAAGACATAGTAGGTGCTATGTTTAATAGCAACACCGAGACTAGAATATCTGCGTCTTATCAGGACGGAGACGGTACAATAGACCTTGTTGTAGATGATATGACAACTGATACAAATACAAACCAGCTTACAACTTTTCAACTTGAAGACGGTGACGGTACTGAGGTAACAATATCTCACGGAAAAGAAGTTAAGTTTGTAGAAGGTGCTGGTATTGATATTAATTGGACTGACACATCTAATGGTAGTAACGCAGACCCATACGATTTAACATTTGCTGTAACAGGTATTTCAGATAGTGAAATTGCTTCTGATGCTGTTATTGCGATTAGCAAACTAGCAGAAAGTGCAATCACTATTGACGGAACGTCTGTATCTTTAGGTGGCAGTATTACAACTAATAATACGCAACTATCTACAGAAAATGTTCAAGACATTGTTGGAGCTATGTTCTCTTCTAATACGGAGACTAGAGTATCTGCAACCTACCAAGACGGAGACGGTACTATCGATTTAGTGGTTGATGATATGACTGCTAATGATAACACTACTTACAGTGCTGGTACAAATTTATCTTTAAGCGGAACAACTTTTAATGTAAATGATGTTTTCTTAAAAAATAATGCTAATGATACTACAAGTGGTACTATAACTGCTGCTGGATTTACTACATCTGGTACTGTAACAGCAGCTAGTCTTGACATATCTGGAAACGTAGACGTAGACGGTACATTAGAAACTGATGCACTTACTATTAATGGAACTACATCTGTTGCATTTACAAGTTCTGACCATAGTAAGTTAGACGGAATAGAGGCAAGTGCTACTGCAGACCAAACTAAATCTGATATAGATGCTTTGGGTATTAATGCTGATACATTAGATAATTATAATTCAACAAGATTTTTTAGAAGAGAAGGAAGTGCTTCTGCTACAGTAGGTCCAGGTTGGATAACAGTAGCTACAAATACAAGTGGTAGAAGAGCTGGAGAAATATTAGTTACAGATGGAGATTCTGGCGACCACGGATTTATTAGAATACATTGGTTAAGAAGTTATGCTGATAGCAACTTTACTGTTATAAATTGTGGTGGACATAGTAATAGAATAACTGGTGTTAGAGTATTAAGTCAAGATAGTGATAATACTTATGGAGAAAAAGTTCTTCAAGTTTATGTAACAGTAAGTTCCTCTTATGATGTAAAAATATTTCGTATGGGAGATGATGCTCATTATGCAGACCATACAGTACATACGCCTACATTAGAAAATACTATTAGTGGTTATTCTTTACACGGAAATCAATTAGAAGATTTAGACACTTATGGATTTGCACACGAAGAGGGTATTTATGCTGGTGGAGCATTAAAAGTTGGTGGCACATCAACATTAACTGGTGGGTTTACTCTTGACGGTAATACAATTACTGGTGTAGATGATTCTGGGGAGTTTACTGATAATGATTCTCACATTATGACATCTGCAGGTGTTAATGATAGAATACAAGCCTTTGGTTATACAACTAATACTGGTACTGTAGATACAAGCGGTAGCCCTGTAGACAATGATTTTGCTAAATTTACTGATGCAAATACTATTGAGGGACGAAGTGCATCTGAAACAAGAAGTGATTTAGGTTTAGGTGATTTAGCAGTAGCAGATGATATTGCTGCAAGTAAAGTGGTATCTGGAACTCTTGCTTCAGCAAGAATACCAGATGATTTTATTAAAAATAATGCTAATGACACAACGAGCGGAACAATAACTGCAGCTGGATTCACTACAGCAGGTAACTTAACTCTTGGTGGACACGCAGTAAATGATATTGATTTAGGTGGAGAGTTTAATGATGTAGATGACCATTTAATGACTTCTGCAGCAATCAATGATAGAATTACATCTTTTGGATATAC